CTTTCGCATGGCCCAAGAATATCCGCGGCATTCCGCTGATGAGATCTTGTGAGGAATGCGATTGGGCGGTGCGGTCGTCTGAACGCGGGTATGGTGAAATTGGTAGACACGCCAGATTTAGGTTCTACCATCCTCCAAAATCCACCCCTGCAATATACTCCCATTCTATAGTCTAGACCCGCTGGAATCGGCGGGTTTTTTCCGGCTGTCATATATCCACATGTGGGTTATAGTTCGGTATTACATACCGGAAATGACACATCGTGTGCCCGGCACAGCCGCCAATTACCCCTGACATATGCACAGCCCGCCCCCGGAAGGGGCCGCTTTCCACGCAAGACGAGGAATGAGAATGACCACCATCGACATCGACACCATCATCAATCACCCGAACTACGACCGTCAGGTTCAGCTTGAAGAAGAGATGAGGGGGATGGGGATCGAGAGGTTCAGGACCAACCTGGAGAAGAACAAGGAACATCGTCAGGAAACGAAGGGACGCTCAGTCCAGAGACTCGTCTCTCATGCTCACGACAAGATGGTCGAGGCCATCGAAGGGTTCATCGCCGAGAGCAACAGCGGCAAGGCTGGTCGTAAGCATGTCGCCCTGAAGTTCATCAAGATGGCGGATGACGTGGAGATGGTCGCTCACCTCACCATCCGCTCTTTGCTCGATGGCGTCTCTCAGCGGGCCACGTTGGCTGCTGCTGCGTCGGCGATCTCCGGGCTGATCGAAGACGAGATCAATTCCCGCCGTTTCAAGGCAGCGATGCCAGCCGCCTACAAGAAGTTTCATGAGCGGGCGAAGGAAGAGAACCTCGCTCGTCGTCGTCGCTCTCACCTGCTGTTCCCGGCCAAGCTACTCGGCGTCGAGCTGGAGGAGTGGTCTCATCGCGACCGCGTTCTCCTCGGCACGAAGCTCATCGAGCTGTTCGTCCAGGCGACCGGTCTGGTCCAGATGCATATGGTCCCCTCCGAGAAGGGTACCGTCTACGTTGTCGAAGCCACCGAAGAGACCTTGAAGTGGATCGAGGAGGAGAACCGTCGTATCGAATGGATGGCCCCGGTCTACATGCCGACCGTCATCCCGCCCAAGCCGTGGACTGATGTATCCGGGGGTGGATACTGGACGCGGCACATTCGCTCGCTTCGTCTGGTCAAGACCCACAATCCGAGCTACCTCGAAGAGCTGTCCGGTCGTGAGATGCCTGAGGTTTACGGGGCGGTGAACGCTCTGCAGGAAACCGCGTGGCGCATCAACGAGCGCGTGCTCGACGTGATGGAGCACTTCTGGAACAGCGGCGCTGACGTGGGCGATCTGCCCTGCGCAATGGACATGCCGATGCCGCCGAAGCCCGTCTGGATGATGGGCGAACGGCGCGTGCCGAAGGAAGAGATGACTCCCGAGATGGAGACCGAACTGCGTGAATGGAAAGCCAGGGCGGCTGACATCCACGCCTTCAACGGTCGCATGAAGGGCCGTCGTCTGCACCTCCTGCGCATGCTCTGGGTCGCCAAGAAGTTCCGCGCCGAGGAGGAAATCTACTTCCCGCACCAGCTCGACTGGCGTGGCCGTGCCTATCCCGTTCCGCTGTATCTGCACCCGCAAGGTAACGATCTGCAGCGTGGTCTGCTGACGTTCGCCAATGCCGTGCCGATCACGGATGTGGAGGACGCACGTTGGCTTGCAATTCACGGGGCTAACCTGTGGGGTGTGGACAAGGTCTCGATGGGCGAGCGCGCCCAGTGGATCGAGGATCACTCCGACCAGATCATCGCTTGCGCGAATGATCCCTACGAGAACCGCTTCTGGCTCGACGCGGACAAGCCGTGGTCTGCCCTGGCGTTCTGCTTCGAATGGGCCGACTTCCAGCGGGAAGGCTTCGGCTTCATGTCGTCGCTGCCTATCCAGATGGACGGTACCTGCAACGGTCTGCAGAACTTCTCGGCCATGCTGCTCGACGAGGTGGGCGGTGCTGCCGTCAATCTCGTTCCCGGCGAGAAGCCCTCGGACATCTACCAGATCGTCGCCGACGTGGTGAACCGTCGCATCGCGAAGGATGTGGCCGAAGGCAACGAGCTGGCCATTGCTTGGCTGGGTCATGTCACCCGCAAGGTGACCAAGCGTCCGGTCATGACGCTGGCCTACGGCGCCCGCCAGTATGGCTTCGTCAAGCAGATCGAGGAGGACACGGTGAAGCCGTGGCGTCAGGAAAGCGCCTCGACCTATCCGTTCATCAAGACGGGGGAGGACGGCCAGCTGAAGGACTTCGGGGGTGACGCTTGCCTGTACCTGGGCAAGCTCATCTGGGAGAGCGTGGGCGAGGTGGTGATTGCCGCTCGCGCCGCTATGGACTGGCTCCAGACTGCTGCCCGCGTGGCTGCGAAGGATGGTCTGCCGGTCATGTGGACCACGCCGACCGGCTTCCTCGTCATGCAAGCCTACCGCGTCCCTGATGTGAAGATGCTCGACACCACGTTCGAGAAGGTCCGCATCCAGCCGACCTATCAGGTGGGCGAGGGGAAGATCGACAGCCGCCGTCAGGCGTCAGGCATCAGCCCGAACTGGGTTCACTCGCTCGACGCCTCTCATCTTATGAAGACCATCAACCGCGCACATAAGGAGGGCATCCGCTCGTTCTCAATGATCCACGACAGCTACGGCACTCATGCTGGCAACGCCTGTGCGCTCGCTCGCTTCCTAAGGGAGGAGTTTGTCCAGATGTATGCACAGGTGGATGTGTTGGCCCGCTTCAAGGCCGATCTTGAGGCGCAGGTCAATGACCCGACTGCCATCCCTGAGCTACCGCCGAAGGGCAACCTCGATCTCAACCTTGTGTTGGAGTCTGAGTTTTTCTTCGCCTGATATATCCACATGTGGGTTATAACGCACATTGAAGAACAATCATCCGGGTCTCTCGGGTGATTACCCCTGACATATGCATATCGCACCAAACGCCCAGATCGCTGGGTCAACCTGTCAGGCAATTACCCCTGACATCTGCACTAACTGCCTGGAGCTTTCCCAACATGATTATCGAAGACACCGTGGAGTTCACCACTCCGCTCGCGAAGGCCATCGCCGTCTGGTCGCAGGGCCGTCGCATCTCCCTGACCCTCGCCACTCAGCTTCTGCAGGAAGGCTACGACCTCGCCTCCCTCGAACGCCGCCACTTCAAGACCCGCTGATCTCAGCACTTCACTCGGAAGAAGCGTCACATGTCCAAGTCCTACTACGCGACCGTCAACGTCAAGCCGTCCCGCAGCAACACCTTCCGCTCGGGTCGCGTGAAGCTCGCCACCACCGATAAGGCCACCCACGTCAACCTGATCTTGGAGGATGGCGTGAAATTCAACAGCATGACGATCTCGCCGGTCGAGGCCCGTCAGCTCCGCGATCACCTGAACGCGATGTTCCCGGTCGAGCGCGTCAGCGGCACCATGCCGACGCTCATGTTCGCCGATGAGTTCCTGCGGATGATCGAGCCGGTCAATCACGATGCCGGTCGGTTCATCGTCTGCCTCTTGGAAAACGGTGTCTACAAGCCGAGCGCGAAGCCGGTCATCCACACCTCCGAGAAGCTGGCGAAGGCCGAGGCCGAGCGTCTGGCCAAGGTCCACGGCGGTACCTTCCATGTCCTCGAAGCCATCTTCGAAGCTGACCGCCCGAAGGTCGTCGTGCCTCCGGTGAAGACGCGGACGCTCTGATGCCCAGGGCGGTGCTCGTCTTCTCCATCCTCATGGTTGTGCTGGTGCTCCTCTCAGGGTGCCAGTCCTACCAGCCGCCAGGGGAGCGCCTCTGGCTGGCTCTCTAACCCCCAACCCGAACCCCTCTCTCACAAGCCCTCGGTCCACGCCGGGGGCTTTTTCTATTTCAACAGGATTTCACATGGCAGATCGCAAGAAGGCGCCCAAGCTCATCACCCCTCGGGTCACTCTCCTGTTCCCGAAGTTGGACAAGCCGGACTACGGCAACGAGAAGTACCCCAAGCCGGATGGTGAGTACTCCACCCAGGCCCTGATCAAGGGCGATTCCCCCGAAGCGAAGAAGTTCATCGGCGAGCTGATGCCCTTCTACGACGAGGCGATGGAGTGGGCCGAACGCAAGTTCAAGGAACTGAAGATTGAGACGCGCAAGAAGCTCGGCAGCGTGACGCGCAACGATCTCTTCGCCACGGTCTACGACAACGAGACCGAAGAACCGACCGGCGACATTCGGTTCAAGTTCGCGATGCCCGCGTCTGGCATCCGCAATAAGGGCAAGAAGAACGAGGAGAAGTGGACCGCTGCTCCGCAAGTCTTCGATGCCAAGGGTCGCCTCATGAAGAAGGTGCCGCAGATTTGGTCGGGCACCGTCGCCAAGGTGGCGTTCACTATCGGCCTCAACGAGGACGGTGGCCCTGGCTACTTCATCCCTGGTACCGGCGCGGCTGGTCTGAAGCTGAAACTCTCGGCTGTCCAGATTATCGACCTCGTCTCCGGTGGTCAGCGCTCGGCGTCGAGCTACGGCTTCGGCGAAGAGGACGGCTACGAATACGACGAGTCGGACGTGGTGGATGAGGATGACGCCGACGGAAACAGCTCGAAGTCCTCGGACATTGACGAGGACGTGCCGTTCTAATGGGCTTTCGAACACCTGCCGCCAAACTGAAGCAGGTGGGTATTCGTGAAGGATTCCGGTCGGGACTTGAGGACAAGGTCGCTGAACAACTCAGGGCGCAGGGCATCGACCCGCGCTACGAGGAGTGCAAGATCAAGTACTTAGTCCCGGCCACCAATTCCACCTACACCCCTGACTTCAGACTGCCCAACGGGATCATCATCGAGACCAAAGGGCGGTTCACCTCCAAGGACCGGAAGAAGCACAGGCTGATCAAGGAGCAGCATCCACATCTCGACATCCGGTTCGTGTTCTCCAACCCGAAGGCGCGTATCTCCAAGACCTCGCTCACCACCTACGCTGACTGGTGTGAGCAGTACGGCTTCAAGTACGCGGCCAAGTTAATCCCCCAGGAATGGATCGATGAGCCTATTCACCCCGCGCAAGCGGACTGATTATCTCGTCGTCCACTGCTCAGCCACCCAGCCCAAGGCCAATGTTGGTGTGAAGGAAATCCGCCAGTGGCATCGTGAGAAGGGCTGGATCGACATCGGTTATCACTTCGTCATCCGACGTGATGGCACCATCGAAGCCGGTCGACCTGAGAATGTGGTCGGCGCACACGTCGAGAACTTCAACTCGAACTCCATCGGAATCTGCATGGTCGGCGGTATCGACGCGACCGGCAAGCCCGAGGACAATTTCACCCCGGCACAATATGCCGCCCTGGCTGAGAAGCTCTGCAGGCTGAAAGCCAAGTACCCGAACGCCAAGGTTCAGGGTCACCGAGATTTCCCGAACGTCAAGAAGGCATGCCCCTCGTTCGATGTCCGCAAGTGGATCAACGAGACGGGCGTCTTTGACACGTCCGCAGTCACCCCCGAGACAGCCGATCTAGACAGGATCATCCGCTGCGTCGAGGTGACGAACGCACATCCCACTGTCTTCAGCCTCGCGAAGCGGTTCGGCTACACCGTCGATCAGCTCCTCAGGGCGAACCCGCTGCTTGATCCGTCGCAGCTCAAACTAGGGCAGCTCATCCGCCTGCCGGACTGATTACCCCTGACATATGCATGACCTCCAACTAGCCCTCACGGTTCCTGCCGTGGGGGTCTTTTCGTTTTTACGACCTCAATCTGTGAGAGAACAATGGCAAACCAGAAGACCTTCAGCCCGAAGTCTCAGTCGGGTCGCATCCTTCACTTCCTCCTGGCTGGCAACACGCTGACGCCGATCAAGGCCCGCGCCCTGTTTGGTGCCGAGCGTCTCGCTGCCCGCATCTGCGAGCTGCGTCAGGCTGGTCACAAGATCAAGTCGGTGAACCGCACCGACGTCAACGGCAAGGTCTACGCCGAATACTTCCTACGTCAGGCCGGTCGGGTGGCTGCATGACCTACGAGCAGCGCGTCTGGGCCACGGTCAGGACCGCGCTCATGTTCGCTCTCCTGATCTTCATCGCCATCCGGGTCGCCGAAGCTCCTGCGCCCGTCCACCCGAAAGCCGCCTCTGCTTATTCCTGCTATCGCTTCAATGAGGTCGGGACCGCTATCCCGTGCTCCGAGTGGTACCTCTGGAAGGGCATCGCCGCGAAAACCCTCAGGTCAATCTAGCTCCCGAGATGGAAACCGACAGCTCCTTCATCCGTAAGGAGCCATGTCCCGCGTGCGGGTCGAGAGACAATCTCGCCCGCTATTCGGACGGCCACGCCTTCTGCTTCACGCAGGGCTGCGGCCACTACGAGCCGGGAGATGGCCCGGAACGTACAACCTCCAGAAAGAAATCACCGATGTCCCGTGAATTGATCAGCGGTGGTGAATACCGTGCGCTGAAGGCTCGCGGAATCACCGAAGAAACCTGCCGCAAGTTCGGCTACCAGATCGGACGGTTCAAGGACCAGCTCGTCCACCTTGCTCCCTATTATAATGAGAGCGGGGAGCTAATCGCCCAGAAGGTTCGGTTCCAAGACAAAACCTTCACCGTGACAGGCGACATGAAACAGTCGCTGCTCTTCGGTCAGCAGCTCTGGAAAGCAGGGGGCCGTAAGGTCGTGATCACCGAGGGTGAGATCGACGCAATGACGGTCAGCCAGCTCCAGGGCAATAAGTGGCCTGTCGTCTCCATCCAGAATGGGGCGCAGTCAGCGAAGAAGGCCCTGTCCAAGCAGCTCGAATGGCTCTGCTCGTTCGAGGAAGTCATCCTCATGTTCGATATGGACGACGCTGGACGGCAGGCGACCGCGGAATGTGCACCTCTTTTTCCTCCAGGGAAGTGCAAGGTCGCTCACCTCCCGATGAAAGACCCGAACGAGCTGTTGCTGGCGGGGAAGGGGGAGGAGGTCGTCACCGCGATCTGGCAAGCCCGCGACTATCGGCCAGACGGAATCATCGACGGTGCCGACATCACCCTCGATCAGCTGCAGGAACCGATCAGTGGGTACACCATCCGCTATCCGAAGATGAACGAAATGATCGGCGGCCTTCGCGAGGGGGAGCTGACCTTGCTCACGGCTGGCTCCGGTGTCGGCAAATCGACTCTGGCTCGAGAGATCGCTTACGGTCTGCATCAGGATCACACCCTGACGATCGGCAACATCTATCTTGAGGAGAACCTGAAGAAGACCGCGCAAGGCTACGTTGCAATCCACAACGATGTCCCGCTCGGCAAGCTCCGCAAGAACCCTGATCTCATCACGCCCGAAGCCTGGGCCTCGACGCTCAAGGACGTGGTCCACCAGCGGATGTTCTTCTACGACCATTTCGGTTCGATGGAAGCGGACAGTCTGCTGGCCAAGATCAGGTACATGCGGGTCGCGCTCGGCTGCAACTTCATTGTCCTCGATCACATCTCCATCGTGGTCTCGGGCGCGGAAGGGAGCGGGGAGGGTGAGCGTCGAGACATCGACAAGCTCATGACCAAGCTTCGCTCGCTGGTCGAGGAGACCGGCGTTGGCATCATCGCCATCGTCCATCTGAAGCAACCTGAAGGGAAACCGCACGAAGAAGGTGGGCGCGTGACGCTCAGCCAGCTCCGTGGCTCCGGTGCCTTGAAGCAGCTCAGCGACAACGTGATCGCCCTCGAACGGGACCAGCAGGGCGAGAACCGAGACGTTTCCATCAGCCGCGTCCTGAAGTGCCGAGAGTTCGGCGAGACGGGCGAGGCCGACTTCATTCTCTACGACCGCGAGACGGGGCGTCTGCTCCCAATCGACGAACCGCCAAGCAAGCAGGGCTTCAAGGACGAGACGCTGTCCCAGGACGGCGACCCTCCGTTTTGACCTGACCTATCCACCCCCGCATACGTTTCTCCAGCGAGAGGACATTCATGGCCCGTTATCGCTTTGACTGCGAGACGAACGGGTTTCTCGACACGCTGACCAAAGTCCACAGCCTGGTTCTGCAGGAGGTGGACACTGGCGTCTACTATTCCTGCACCGAGAACCCCTACAGTTCCAACGACCCGATGGTCGTGACCGACGTCACCATCGAGCAAGCCGTTCGCATGCTCATGGAGGCCGAGGAGATCATCGGCCATAACATCATCAAGTTCGACATTCCGGCAATCCAGAAGGTCTACCCCTGGTTCAAACCGAACGGGCAGATCACCGACACGCTCGTTCTCGCCCGCCTCATCTGGGGCAATATCGGCGACCTCTACGACAGCCGCCTCGTCAAGCTCGGCAAGTTCCCCGGCAAGCTCTATGGCTCGCACTCCCTGAAGGCCTGGGGCCTCAGGCTTGGCGTGTTGAAGGGCGACTTCGGCGAGACCACCGACTGGCAGGACTGGTCGTGGGAAATGCAGGTGTACTGCGAGCAGGACGTTCGCGTCACCAACGAGCTACATGAGCGCATCCTGAAGAAGGCACCGGCTGAACAGGCTGTGTGGATCGAGCACGAGTTCTGCAAGATCATCGCCATGCAGGAGCGCCACGGCTTCGCCTTCGACGAGGCCGGCGCTGTCACGCTCTACTCGCAGCTGGTCAAGCGGCGTTCCGAGCTGGCCGAGGAACTGCAGCGTGCCTTCCCTCCGGTCGAGAAGACCGAGGTGTTCATCCCCAAGGTGAACAACAAGGCGCGGGGCTACGTGAAGGGCAAGCCGTTCACCAAGCGGTGGATGGTCGAGTTCAACCCTTCCTCCCGGCAGATGATCGCCGAGCGCCTGATCGATCTCGGTTGGGTGCCGCAGGAGTTCACCCCCTCCGGTCAGCCGAAGGTGGACGAAACGGTCCTTGAGGGTCTGCCTTATCCCGAAGCAAAGCTCCTGGCCGAGCACTTCCTCGTTGAGAAGCGCATCGGGCAGTTGGCCGAGGGCGATCAGGCATGGCTCAAGCTAGTCAAGAACGGACGCATACATGGATCAGTTAATACAAACGGCGCTGTCACTGGGCGTTGCACGCACAGCAACCCTAATGTGGCACAGGTTCCCCGCGTAGGTAGTCCTTACGGCGCTGAGAGCCGTGCTCTATTCACGACCACTCCTGGGTTCGTACTGGTTGGTGCTGACCTGTCGGGTCTTGAGCTGCGCTGTCTGGCTCATTTCATGGCACGCTACGATGACGGCGCGTATGCAAAGATCGTTCTCGAAGGCGATGTCCACACGGTCAACCAGCTTGCCGCAGGGCTACCGACGCGAAATGATGCCAAGACTTTCATTTACGCCTTTCTCTACGGAGCTGGCGACCAGAAGATAGGCAGCATCGTCGCGCCGAACGCTGACGCTGAAGAGCAGAAGCGCATCGGCAGGAAGCTGAAGAAGGCCTTCCTGAAGAAGACCCCGGCGCTGAAGAAGCTCCGCGAGCAGGTCGAGGCAGCCGCCGCCCGAGGCTATCTCATCGGTCTCGACGGCAGACATCTGCATATCCGCTCGACACACTCGGCGCTCAACACGCTCCTGCAGTCTGCCGGGGCGCTGATCTCCAAGGTCGCGATGATCTTGGCGTATCGGAATCTATCCGCCCGTGGATACCGATTCGGGAAGGATTACGCCTTCGTCGCCCACATCCACGACGAAATCCAGACCGAGTGCCGTCCCGCGATTGCGGAGGAGGTGGGTCAGATCGTCGTCCAGGCGATGCGCGATGCCGGGGAGTTCTTCGGCTTCAAGTGCCCCATCGACGGCGAGTTCAAGATCGGCAGCAACTGGAAGGAAACCCACTGATGCTGGACGTGCTCGAACACGCTCTCAACCATCCCTTCAAAACCAAATCGAACTTCGCCCGCGACAACGCTGACCTCATCGCAGCCGCCGCGAGCGAGGGCTTCATCACCACCAAGATCGCCCCCGGCCAATACACCCGCCAGTGGGTTCTGACGCCGCTCGGGCTTTCGCATCTCTACGTCCTGAAAGGAACCCATCATCAATGAAGGCTGAACTGCTCGACCACATGGGCGATGATCTCTCAGTCGTCAACGCGGCCCGAGTTTCGTTCGACAAGGAAAGCACCTGGAATGCGGTCTGCCGCTGCGGTCAGGCCGAACCCAGTCTCGGCTGGCCCTGCAGCCACGGCGGATGCTCCTTCGAAAAGGTGCTGAAGCTGCCCGACGAGAAGCTCATCCGGTACCTCGCTCGGCACCAGCACTGGACACCGTTCGCCCACACGGCGATCAAGCTACGGGTCTCCGCTCCGGTGCCGATCAGGACGCAGTGCTTCAAGCACAAGGCTGGCTTCGTCGAGAACGAGGAGAGCCGCAGGTACATCTCCTCGACTCCCGAGCTGTTTGTCCCTGAGTACTTCCGAAGCAAACCGGAAGGCTCGATCAAGCAGGGCAGCGGGGAGAAGCACCCGGAGAGTGAAACCTTCAAGGCCCATTATGTGGACCTCTGCTCCGAGGCGATCACCTTCTACGAAAGCATGATCGAGAACGGCGTCTGCCCCGAACAGGCCCGCTTCGTCCTCCCCCAAGGCGTCCTCGTCCGATGGATTTGGACAGGAAATCTCGCGGCTTACGCCCGCTTCTTCAATCAACGAACGAACCCTCACGCGCAGAAGGAAGTGCGTGATCTCGCAACCCAGATCGGCGCTCTGATCGAGCCGCTGTTCCCAGACTCATGGAAGGCCCTAACCTCAGATGGACAAGGATGAAGAATTTATTGTCATGCCGACCAATGACCCGATCATTGATCGCTCCGACTGCATGAACCGTCTCGCCCACCAGATCGACCGCACCCGCGACCCCGTCGCCCGCGCCATGCTCGTCTCGATGATGGACAAGGTGCTGCACTCGATCTCGCTGCCCAAGCAGCAAGGCGAGCTGGTTCTTCTCGCCGGAGGTAAGAATGACTGATCTCGCCGCCCGGAAGGTGGTCATTCTCGGTAGGTCGAACTGCGTCTGGTGCGAGCGAGTGAAAGACCTCCTGCGCACTTATGGCGTGACGTTCGCCGACTTCAACATCATCGACTGCCCCGAACTGATCGCCTTCCTGCAAGCCTCGGGCCTGACCACCGTCCCGCAGGTGTTCGTCGATGGCCAGCTCGTCGGCGGTTATCAGGAGACCAGGGCTGTGATTTTGCCCGATGCTCGCTGACTACGTCCCGTCTCCCGAACTCATCGTGCTCGCCCATCAAGGCAACTTCCGGCTGACCAAGGCCCGCAATCACGAGGATTAGTGGTGTGGGAAGGAGGCCGGATTGTCGCCGAGGGCGGTCGCTTCCTGATGGAACGCATCTTCAAGGAAAGGACAGAATGACAACGACGCTACTGATCGACGCAGACGTGGTGGCCTATGAGGCTGCTTCCTCGGTCGAGGTCGCCACCCATTGGGGCGATGGCTACTGGACGTGGCACTGCGACGAGAATGAAGTGAAGAGCGCGGTCAAGGACCGTATCGACCGGCTGATGGATACCCTGCAGGGTACCGACTACAAGCTGTGTCTGACGGACAGCGAAGGCAACTTCCGCAAGAAGGTGCTCCCAACCTACAAGGGGAACCGCGCCAACGTGAAGAAGCCCCTCGTCCTGATGTCCATTAAGCAATGGATGATCGACGAGCTGGGCGCATATTTCCGCCCCGGCCTGGAAGGCGATGATTGCATGGGCATTCTCGCCACCATGAAGGGGATGGGCGACAAGGTAATCGTGTCCATCGACAAGGACATGAAGACGATCCCCGGCCTGTTCTATCGCGATGTGGTCGATGGCCACATTGTCGAGATCAGCGAAGCGGAAGCCGACTACTGGCACCTTTACCAGACCCTGACCGGCGACACGACGGACGGCTATGCCGGTTGTCCAGGCATCGGCCCGAAGAAGGCTGAAACCATCCTGGGCGGCGAGGCCAACTGGGATGCCGTCGTTCGAACCTTCGAAAAGGCCGGTCTCAACGAAAGCGAAGCTCTCGTCCAGGCGCGTGTTGCTCGCATCCTGCGGGCGTCTGACTACGACTTCAAGAAGAAGGAACCAATCCTGTGGCAACCAAGGTGAAATCAGACGGTGGTTCGACGAGCTACTACCTGCTCCCCGAAGGCGCGACCGAATTGGGCGACCTGATCGAGCACAAGAACATGAACTTCAACGTCGGCAACATCTTCAAGGCGGCTTATCGGCTCGGCCAGAAGGACGGCAACGAAGATGCCTACGACCTCAGGAAAATCATTTACTTCGCGGAGCGCGAACTGAAACGGATCGGAGCCAAGTTATGAACAAGCAACTCGCACAGGTGAAGGAGTTCAACGACGCCTTCGAAACCTCGAAAGACCCGCAGCTCTGGGTCAAGCTGGTGGCCGAGGAACTGACGGAGGCCAAGGAGGCCGCAGCGCATCTCCTGAAGGAACTTTGCGACATCGCCTACGTGGAGGCCGGTCTGGTCAATCTCGTCGGTGAGGAGGAGGCCCAGCGGCTGTTGGATGATGCTGGTATCGGCATCTTCCCCGAGACCGTCATGGAGCTCCTCGATGTCTTCGACCGGCAGGAAGTTCTGGAAGAAGCCTTCGACCGCGTCCATGCCTCAAACATGTCGAAGCTCGGTCACGACGGCAAGCCGGTGCGCCGGGAGGACGGTAAGGTTCTCAAAGGCCCGAACTACCAGCCGCCGGTCCTCGACGATCTCATCGCTTGATCTGACGTATCCACAGGTGCATACATGCGTTTCGCAAATTTCATAGCCACACTCATCGTGGCGCTGTGTGTCGGCGTTGTCGGAATCGCTGAGGCGAAATTCCGGGGAGGGGGCTTCAGCTCCTTCCGCTCGTCCTCGATCAGCCGCTCCTACTCGGCCCCTAGAACTTCGGTCCCGTCGATCAAGCCCTCCGCTACCAAGCCGGTGACCCCTGCTGCTCCGAAGGTGACACCTCCTGTCACCACGAAGCCCGTCACCAAGACCCCAACCTATACCCCGATGCCGGTCCCGGCTGCACCCGCTCCGTCCACGTCTAGCTCGTCCTCCATGAGCTGGTTCTGGGCGTGGTTCTTTGCCGAGCAGATCGAGGACGCAATCGAGGGTGACGACGACTGAGAATGCCCGTGATTTCAATAGCTTCTACCCGCGCCCAGGTCATCACCAGACGCACTTACAACCGGCCTCTTGATGAGGCTGGTTCTGTTTTCGAGACCTGGGAACAGACGGTGGACCGCGTGATCGGCCACCAACGCTGGCTCTGGGAACGTGCCCAGAAGACCCCCCTCGATCTCGCACAGGAGGCTGAACTTGCTGAACTTCGCCAACTCATGCTTGACCGCAAGCTCTCCGTCTCCGGTCGCACCCTTTGGCTCGGTGGGACTGAAGTGGCCAAGCAGCGCGAGGCCTCGCAATTTAACTGCTCCTTCGGACGCATCGAGACCGTCCACGATGTTGTGGACGCGCAGTGGCTCCTCCTGCAGGGCTGCGGCGTCGGCTTTGAGCCAGTCGTCGGTACACTGAATGGCTTCACCAAAGCTGCCGAGGTCGTCGTCGAGCGGTCGAGGCGCGACAAGCTGCCGGAAGGCTGGCGGAAGGGTGAGCCGAACAACTTCTCCAACATCTTCACCTACGAGGGTGAACGCATCTTCTGGCTGCGTGTCGGCGACAGCGCTGAGGCCTGGGCCAAGGCGGTCGGCAAGCTCCTCGCGATGAAAGAGCCGGTCGATAAGATCGTCCTCGACTTCACGGAAATCCGTCCTGCCGGTGAACGCCTCAAAGGCTACGGCTGGATCAGCTCCGGTGACAGCCAAATCAGCAAGGCCTTCGTCGCGATCTGCGGGATCATGAACCGCAAGGCCGGTCAGCTCCTGAACCGTATCGACATCCTCGACATCTTGAACTGGATGGGGACGATCTTGTCCTCGCGCCGGTCGGCTGAGATCGCGGTGTTGCCTGAGAACGACCCGGAGGCTGAGGCCTTCATGGTCGCCAAGAAGGAGCACTGGGTCGATAACCCGCAGCGCTCGCAGTCCAACAACTCGGTCCTGTTCTATAGCAAGCCGAGCCGCGAGAGGCTGCAGCACATCTTCGATCTGATGACCGCAGCCGGTGGTTCCGAGCCTGGGTTCCTCAACGCCTCGACCGCGCTCAAGCGTGCGCCGTGGTTCAAGGGGGTCAACCCGTGTGCTGAAATCCTCCTGGGAAACAAGAGCTTCTGCAACCTTGTCGAAGTGGACCTCGGGAAGTTCAACGGTGACCGTCATGGTCTGGACCGAGCCATCTACATCGCAGCCAGGGCGAATTACCGTCAGACCTGTGTGAACCTCGACGATGGCGTCCTGCAACGGTCGTGGCATGAACTGAACGAGTTCCTGCGCCTCTGCGGTGTTGGCCTCACCGGCATTGTCCGGTGGGAGTTCGCGAAGAATGGCTCAGCCTTCCGGTGGCTTCGTGAGGCCGCACGCCAAGGTGCCTTCTCGATGGCCGATGAGCTGGGTCTTCCTCGCCCGAAGGCGGTCACCACGGTGAAACCGTCAGGCACCCTGTCGAAGATTATGGACACCTCCGAGGGCGTTCACCGTCCGCTCGGAAAATACATCATCAACAACGTGAGGTTCTCCGCTCATGATCCGCTTGTTACCAAACTCAGCGAAGCGGGCTATCGTGTTATCACTGACCCGTACAGCGATGACACTAAGCTTGTTAGCTTTCCGGTGAGCTTCGAAAACATCGACTTCGACAAAGTCGAGATCAACGGTCGCGAAGTAGAGGTCAACCTCGAACCGGCCATTGATCAGCTCGAACGCTACAAGTTGCTGATGGACAACTATGTCGATCACAACTGCTCCATCACCATCTACTACGACCAGTCGGAAATCCCCGCGATCATCGACTGGTTGATGGAAAACTGGGACAGCTACGTCGGTGTCTCGTTCATTTACCGCACCGACCCGACCAAGACTGCCGCAGACTTGGGCTATCCGTATCTGCCGCAGGAGGTGGTGACCAAGGAAGAGTACGACGCCTATGTGGCGACCCTACGTCCCGTCAATCTCGATGGCACGAACAGCTTCGACGAGCTGATTGAAAACGGCTGCGCGACCGGCGCTTGTCCGATTAGGTAAGTTATTCACTTGTGTTGTGGGTGGGGGCGGCGTCTGATCGCCACCCCTATCTAAGATGCACACGCGCTTCCAAAATCTTGATGAGGCGACTCCTGTCACTCCACACAGGATCGACCACTTCGAACACGTTAAGCTGAACAGAACGGATAATGTGCTTCGAATGGAGCCTACCGGGGTCGTATGATGTAAACCGCGGATTGTCAGACCTCAACACGGACAGGAGCTCTCCAGCGACGTATCCTTTTAGTATTTCGGCGCTTTTCACAGCGTCCTTTTCCAACCTTTCCCGCTCCGCCTTTTTCTGTCGGAGCTTGAAACAATGTTCGACGTGATTGTAAATCGAATAGCCGCCTGAAACGACCAATATAGCTGCGCCCGAGACAGTAGAGAGCCAGAATGCCGCGAGCCAGCCAGCGGCCAATTCCCCTTCGGGGAGAATGTCCGCGTGGGTGAGTGTCAGCATGGCTGCACCGGTGAAGAGAAATATCCACCCTTGGCGAGCCTTCAGACCGAGGATCGATTGCAGAAAGCCAATCAGCGTGTCCATCATTACCGTTTATTTGCTGTCTTACACGGGATCGTTAGTGGTGAGACGGATTGGCGCTCAGAACGGGATATCGTCGTCCAAACTCGACTTCGGCGTTGTCCGCTGAACCGAGTCAAGCCTGGTTAAGAGGTTCTCTAATACGATGCTTTGCTTGTCTGGCGGTAAAGATTTGAGGGTAGCTAGAAACTCTCTAAGTACTTCTGTTTCAAAATGACGATTTTTCCAGTACTTGAAAGGTCCTCGAATAAATGTTGAGGCGATTTTATTCGGCGCAGCGACGTGTTCCTCAAGCATCGACTGTTTGTAAATTGACTCTAGGACGGGGATGATTTTATCATGCTCCCGCTCGTATTTTGACGATGCGTCTATGGAGGATAATATATAGGAAAGACAGTCAGCGAAGTTGCGATAAGCTGTTATTTCTTCGTTTGAGAATGACAGCTCTACGAACTGCCCGGCATTTACAGCATTCTTAACTTCGGAAAACGCTTTAAAGCGTTTGTCTCGGTTTGGCTCGCACATGGTCTTAACGAGCTTCGAGTATTTGAAGCCGGAAAGGCCTTCCTCCGTTATGATTAGCTCGAACAATTTTCCTACAAAGTAAACTTCCGTCTGGAAATCATAAATTGAGCGCGCAAACTCGGGAGGAGTTTCGCACCACCAGTTAAGTGTTATGCTTTTTTCAGCGTCCTCGCGCACATCTTCCAATCTTTTACCAAATCCGAAGTCGATTATTTTAGGGTTTCCGATTTGGTCGACGAGGATATTCTCCTGCCGAATGTCACGATGCAAGATATTCTTTTCCTCAAGGTGAGAAAATCCATCGATCACTTTTTCAAATATATTGTCCAGCATGGATGGGTTACGACGAGAAAAATCGACGATATTCTGACCATCAATATATTCCATCAAGATGTATGCGGTGTCGAATTCACTGTAGTCGTAGTAGCTGTAGACGCGAACAATGTTCGGATGATTCAACCGAAACAGGATACGGGCCTCATAATTGAAGCGCCTTAGTAATTCTGAGAAATCGTCTGGCGATTCACTCTGGGCAAAAAACGGTCTGTATTTCTTGGCAACAAAAAGACAGTCCATATTTTCGTCATGGAGGAGCACGGTTTCCCCGCACGCCCCCGAGCCGAGACGTTTCCGCACCTTGTATTTTGTTGGGCGATTAAATTCGATTGTTTTATCAAGGTGTTTGCTTTCCACGCCAGCCCTCTCGCACAACCGCTTTACAGAGTCGAAGCGCACTTATCGCATGTAAGGGTTGTGACCGGAAGGCCGAAAGCTCCTCCCGATAAAAGACCGTGCCCGCTGTTGGCGAATTGCCGTCAATCGCCCTGGCGAGGAGCGCCAGCTCACCATCCTCGCAACTTGCGATGCACCCCGCACAAATAATTACCCCTGATATATGGATAATTCGATGGAACAAGAAGAGCACTTTCCCCACATCCCGAAAGACCTCCTCGATGCTTTGAATGAGAGGTTCCCTGAGAAAACTCCATCTCTGTCGATGTCTATCGATGAAATCCGCGATTACGGCGGAAGGAGAGCTGTTGTGAGATTTCTCAACGAACAGTTCGACCGTCAGAACGAAACCATCATCAACACCAGGGTTCTCTGATGTGCAAACCTAAGATCAAGCAGGAGAAGGTCGAGCCTGTCGCCCAGGCAGCGCCTCCTGCACAGCCCGCTGCCACCGTCAATCAGGCTGGTCCGCAGACCCCGGACGAAGTCGCACCGGAGAAGGCCGTGATGCGGTCTAAGCGCAAAGGCCGCTCGGCTCTCCGCATCAACCTCGAAGCCAACACTGGTGGCGGTGCCACTGGCCTGAACATTCCGAAGGGCTAATCCAGAAACATGACCAAGACCGGCAAATCGATAGCCGGTCGTTACCAGCAATTGACAGGGGCGCGGACTGCGGTCCTGAACCGAGCGCGGGCAGCGGCGAAGCTGACCATCCCGTCGCTCATGCCACCTGACGGCCACACAGAGACCGCCGATCTGCCGACCCCATTTCAAGGCATTGGCGCTCGCGGGGTGAACAACCTCGCATCCAAACTACTCCTCGCACTGCTCCCGCCGAACTCCCCGTTCTTCCGTCTCGCCATCGACGACTTCACCCTTGAAAACCTGACCAAGCGTCAGGGTATGCGGGCCGAGGTCGAGAAGGGCCTGAACAAGATCGAACGTGCCCTCATGACCGAGATCGAGGCATCGGCCATTCGCGTCTCCGCTTTCGAGGCGCTGAAGCAGTTGCTGGTGGCTGGTAACGTCCTGCTCTACCTTCCCACGACGGGAGGCATGAGGGTCTTTCGTCTCGACCGCTACGTGGTTAAGCGAGACCCGATGGGCAACGTGATCGAGATCATCACGAAGGAGGACATCTCCCCGGATGTGGTCCCGCAGACTGTCGCCGAGAAGGCGAAGAAGAAGGGGCTCACCACCGAGAAGTCCGTCGCCCTCTACACCCAGATCAAGCGCACCCGCGACAAGTGGGTCATTTGCCAGGAAGTCTACGGCATCGAAGTGCCTGGCTCCCGTGGCTCGTACCCGCTCGACAAATGCCCGTGGATACCGCTGCGCTTCACCAAGATTGACGGCGAAGATTACGGTCGAGGCCACGTCGAGGAATATTACGGAGATCTTCTCTCCCTCGAAAGCCTGACCCAGTCCATCGTCGAAGGCTCTGCCGCTGCGGCCAAGGTTCTGTTCCTGGTGAACCCGAACGGAACGACCCGCATGACCGATGTGTCGAAGGCCCCGAACGGTGCCGTCCGCTCCGGCAATGCCGAGGACGTGACCGTCCTTCAGGTTGGCAAGTTCGCTGACTTCCGTACCGCCTCGGAGACCGTCGAGAAGATCACGCAACGCTTGTCCTTCGCCTTCCTGCTCAACACTGCCATCCAGCGCGGTGGCGAGCGCGTGACTGCTGAAGAGATCAGGTACATGGCCGGTGAGCTGGAAGATGCTCTCGGCGGTGTCTACTCGGTTCTCTCCCAGGAGTTCCAGCTACCGCTCGTTGCGGTCCTGATGTTCCGCATGGAGCGTCAGCGCAAGATTCCGTCGCTCCCGAAGGGCATCGTCCGTCCGACGATCACGACTGGCCTGGAAGCTCTCGGTCGCGGCCATGACATGAACAAGCTCAACCTGTTCGCGGACATTGCTTCGAAGGCTGCTGCGCTCCCGTCCGAGGTCAACAAGACCGACTTCCTGACCCGCATCGGGACATCCCTCGGCATCGACATGGCTGGACTGATGAAGTCCGCCGAAGAACTCGCTGCCGACAATCAGCAAGCAATGCTCATGCAGTTGATGGAGAAGCTCGGCCCGAAGGGCATGGACATCCTGCGTGACCAAATGAAACCGGAGGTAACCAGTGGCCCGCAAGCCCCGGCCCCAGCAGCCGAATGAACCCGCAGTCGCTGAAGCGGCGGCTGCTCCCAACCCCACGCCCGAGGCGAAAGGCCCGAAGAGGACCGAACACGCCGGGGGCATAATCAGCCTCGATTTCTAAGAAGAGGTAGCATGGAACCTAAAGTCTCTCCCGAAACCCAATCCGTCATTCCTGGCTCTCCCGAATATGACGCCTTGATGGCTCAGAAATTCGACAGCCAGGACAACACCGACGAGACCGTCCAGCCGACCGGCGAGCGCCCTGGCTGGCTCCCCGAAAAATTCAAGTCCCCGGAGGATTTGGCCGCTGCCTATACCGAGCTGGAGAAGAAGCTCTCCTCAGGCACCAAGCAGGAACCGGTCCCGGCTCCTCAGAGCACGGGGGATGTCGAACAGGCTCGCGACGTTGTCGTCGGAGCTGGTCTCGACTTCGACGCGCTCAGCGAAGAGTTCAACTCGACCGGCGCTCTGTCCCAGGAAAGCTACGCCAGTCTCGAAGCCAAGGGTTTCCATCGCGAGCTGGTCGATGCCTTCATCGAAGGGCAGAAAGCCATTGCCGTTCAGTTCGCCAATGAGGTGACGAGCACGGTGGGCGGCGCTGAGACCTACGCCGAGGTCACGGCCTGGGCCGCGCAGAACCTCACGCCCGCTGAGATCGACGCCTTCAACGAGACCGTCGATAGCGGCAACCTCGCCAAGGCGAAGCTCGCAGTCGCTGCCCTCAAGGCCAAGTATGACGCGGCTGTCGGCAGCGAACCGGAACTCCTCAACGGGGCCACAAACGGTGATAGCGGTGATGTCTTCCGCTCGACCGCTGAGCTGACGGCGGCGATGAAAGACCCCCGTTACAAGAAAGACCCCGCCTACCGAGCTGACGTTCAGGCGAAGCTCGCCCGCTCCAACATCTACTAACAGGAGACTTCATGGCATATCTCGCCCTCATCTGGGCGCACATAGACGACATCTTCGCAGTCTTCTTCGCGATCCACGCGGCTGCTGTCGCTATCGTGCGCCTCACTCCGACGCCGAAGGATGACGCTATCGCAGCGAAGGTGCTGACCATCCTTGAAAGGGTCGCCTCGCTCCTGTCCGTCAAGCGGAAGGATTTCCCGGAAGCTCCGACTTCTCCAGGACTTTATTGATTAACTGCTCGCTCCTGCCCGTCAGGAGCGGGCGCATAAAATTCGCGATCAATTACTGAAAATCACGAGCAAGCATTTGTGATGCAGCAGAGGCATAGGATGTATTCGCGCCTTTAATCTCCCGAGCGACACGGACACCATCGCGATGAAAGCCCGCTAATCTGTCCCTCAAATCTGAGAGCTGCGAGGTGTCGAGAAAAAGGCGTACTGCGGTTCCTTGCATATCGGCTGGTACATCAAGCTTACGTTGACCTTCCAGCCATAGGCCAGCATTCCCGCTACAAATAAAGAAAGAACCTCCGGCTCGGCATATTCTATTCGTCATATACAAGCCGTAACCGGTGTTGCTCCAAGGGTTGTGGCCCTTCCCAGCCCACACGTTCCCGGACACACCCGGCATAAGCGCGGCATGTAGGCTCTCCCGGTCGGTCTCGAAGCGGAAACTAGGATTCTCAGAAAGCCCTGCGCGGATACCTCTGCCGGCATCAACGATCCCAACCTCAACTTCATGTCGGCTCGGCCAGTGCTGGGCACATATGAAGACCTCTTCCGCTTGGCTGTGTTCGAAGACGTTGCGCAGAATTTCACGGATTGAGTAGGTCAAGGTATCGTGAAGAACACCTGAGCGCGTCTGTGTCAGGATTGACGACAAAGCTGCCGCCTTCTCTTCGATGACGACGCCAAGTTCGACGAACTGCTCTGACGCCTTCTCTGTAAGCTCACTTCTGTTCACTGCTTGGATAGGTACGTACGTCGAACTGCCCGATGCCTCGCCTGGAGCATTGCCGTGGTCAAGCCCGAATGCTTTGAAGAAGCCCATGTGAGCGGCATAGCCATGATTATCGAAATTGGAAACAAAGCATTCGGCTCCCGAGTGTCGCTCTCTGAAGCGTCTGAGGTGCATGGCAAGAAGGACCATCGAGAAGGGCGGAAACCAGCGAGTAGGCCCACAGTCAAAGTCGAACGCCCCCGACTCCTCGATGGCATGAAGATCGCAGCCGAACTTCGAGACGGAAGCAGGCGTGAGGCGCTGCGGAAAACGAACGATTCTGGCCTGCGTCATTGATGCTCCTCGTGCATTAGCGTCAGCTGCTACCGCGCAACCGGTTAGTCTCAGCTGTTGATGATTCTTCATAAAATACAATGAAGAGTAGTGAGAAGAGAATAGGTGAATCAAATAAATTGTTTAGACCGTCGCGGTCGAGAAAGCCTGTTTTACAAATAGCCTTCGAAACGCCCTAAGTCCTGTGAAAGTTCGTGCAGTGCTGCGTAAGTCATGCGCGGCTGCTAAAAGGTATCTCCAAGAACAACCACTCAAAACCTTAGCCCCGATGCGTCGGGATAACTTTGTGTGCGCGAGTGAAGACGTCTCGGAAGCCTGATCAACTTTCAACTCTTCACAGGAATACACCACATGGCTAACGCCAACGTAACTCGTATCGGCCAGATCAACGGTTCTGGTGATGTCGATGCACTCTTCCTCAAGACCTTCGCAGGTGAAGTCCTGACGGCTTTCGAGGAAACCAACGTCGCCCTCGAACATACGATGGTCCGCTCGATTTCCAGCGGTAAGTCCGCCCAGTTCCCGGCGACGGGTAAGGTCGGCGGTGAATACCATGTTCCGGGTACCGAGATCACGGGTCTGTCCCTGAACTCGGCTGAAACGGTCATCACAATCGACGACATGCTGATCTCGCACGGCTTCATCGCGAACATCGACGAAGCCAAGCAGCACTACGACCTCCGCTCGATCTACTCGACCGAGATGGGCCGCTTCCTCGCCCGCACGATGGACAAGCACCTGCTCCAGGTCGGCGTCCTCGCAGCTCGCGCCACGAACGTGGTCGCCGGCGAGCCGGGTGGTTCGGTCATCCTGACGAGCGATGTCGCTGGTTCTCCGAATTTCAACACGAGCGGTGACGACCTCGCTGCTGCGATCTTCGTGGCTGCGCAGAAGCTCGACGAGAAGGACGTGCCGGAAGAGGACCGTGTCTGCTTCGTGAAGCCCGCGCAGTACTACAACCTTGTCAAGGCGGTAAACAACCTCAACAAGGATTGGGGCGGCGCTGGTTCCTACGCGGAAGGCAACATCGTCAAGATCGCGGGCATCCAGATCGTCAAGACGAACCACCTTCCCACGACCGACCTGTCGGCTGCAACCGGCGTTGAAGCCGGTACCGGCAACAAGTATCGCGGTGACTTCGCCAACGTCTCGGCCCTTATCATGCACAAGTCGGCTGTCGGCACGGTGAAGCTGCTCGATATGGGCATGGAGTCGGCCTACGACATCCGCCGTCAGGGCCACCTGATGGTTGCCAAGTACGCTGTCGGCCACGGCATTCTGCGTCCTCAGGCTGCTGTCGAAGTCCGTAACGCTGCGGCCTGATCCATCCACTTGTGGGTAATAATCCACCATCCAACAGGGGAGGCTCCATAATGGGGTCTCCCCTTTTTTTTCAGCTTTCCGAGGTGATCGATGAATTTCCTCACACCTACCACTGAGCTGGAAGCCATCAATCAGATGCTCTCGGTGATCGGTGAAAGTCCCGTCAACACGGTGGAAGACACCGGAGTGATTGACGCGGTAGTGGCTCGCCAAATCCTTGCACAGTGCAGCCGCGACACGCAGGTGGTGGGCTGGCACTGGAACACCGAAATCGACTTCCCGCTCACGCCGACGTTTCCAGAAGGGGAGCTGCTGCTTCCTCCGAACACCCTCAAGGTGGACACCACGGGCCGCGATGCGGACCTCGATCTCGTCCAGCGCGGCAACCGCCTCTACGACCGGAAGAACCACACGTTCCAAGTCAAGCGGGACGTGAAGGTCGAAATCGTCCTCTTCCTGCCGTTTGAAGAGCTGCCGGAAGCGGCCCGTTCCTACATTGCCATCCGCGCTGCCCGCACCTTTCAGGAGCGCATGGTAGGCTCGGAGACCCTCTGGCAGTTCAACTCCAGGGACGAGCTGAAAGCCTGGGCCAACCTCCAGAACGCCGAGGCGGAGACGCTCGATCTCAACGTCCTGACCGAAAGCCCGTCCGTTGCTGCCGTCCTCGACCGTAGGCCGGGGAGGGGCTGATGGCAGGGGCGCTGATTTCCACCACCATCCCGAACTTGATCAACGGCGTTTCGCAGCAACCATACGCGCTCCGTCTCGCCTCCCAGGCTGAGATTCAAGAGAACGCATATAGCTCCGTTGTCGAGGGGCTTCGAAAGCGGTCAGGAACGACCCACCGAGCGAAGCTCACCACCGCCCCGGCTGGCAGCCTTTTCACGCATGTGATCAACCGCGACAGCACCGAGCGCTACCTCGTCCTTGTCGGGAACGGCGACCTCAAGGTTTACGATCTCGTGACCGGGACGGAGAGGACAGTGGCCTTCCCGAACGGTAAGACCTACCTCTCGGCTAGCGACCCCGCGACCGCGTTTAAGGCAGTCACCATCGCCGACTACACGTTCATCGTGAACCGGACGAAGACCATCGCCGAGGCTTCGACGCTTAGTCCAGCGCAAAACCCAGACGCCCTCGTTTGGATCAAGCAAGGCGCCTACGGGACCAAATACACGGTCAATCTGGCGGGCACGGCCTTTACCGTGACGACACCTGACGGCTCGACCGCAGCGCACATTAATGACATCCAGACGGACAAGATTGCCGCTGACCTGATCACGGCCATGAACACGACCGCTAACCAAGCGATCTACACGTTTAACCGCGAAGGCTCGACAATCCGCATCAGGAAGAAGGACAACTCCGACTTCACAATCACTGTCTCGGACAGCCAGGGCGATCAGGCCATGAGGCTGGTAAAGGGTTCCGTCCAGCGGTTCTCTGATCTCCCGGCCAAGGCCTTCGATGGTTTCTCTGTCGAGATCGCGGGCGACCAGTCCTCCTCGTTCGACAATTACTACGTGACCTTCAAGACGAACGGCAGTGCCCAGTCAGGTGTCTGGGTGGAGAGTCAGAAGGGTGGCGAGAAGATTCGCCTGGATGCGGCGACGATGCCCTGCGCATTGGTTCGTGAGGCCAACGGGACGTTCACCTTTAAGTACGTGACGTGGGCCGACCGGCTGACTGGCGACAGCGACAGCAACCCGATGCCGTCCTTCGTCGGGAAGAAGATCAACGACATCTTCTTCCATCGTAACCGGCTGGGCTTCATCGCCGATGAGAACGTCTGTTTCTCGCGGGCAGGGGACTTCTTCAACTTCTTCCGCAGCTCTGCCACGCAGGTGCTCGATACCGACCCGATCGATATCGCGGTCTCGCACATCAAGGTATCAATCCTGCAACACGCCATCCCGTTCAACGAGAGCCTGTTGCTATTCTCCGAGCAGACCCAGTTCATGCTTGGCGCTGCCGAGCTGCTGACGCCCGAGACGGTTTCAATTAACCAGACCACTGAGTTCGATTGCTCGCTCCTGGCCCGCCCTGTCGGCGCCGGTAAGAACATCTACTTCGTGTTCAACCGTGGCGACCACTCCGGCCTCCGCGAGTATTATGTCGATGGCGACACCGAGACGAATGACGCGGTGGACGTGACCTCGCACGTGCCGTCCTACGTTCCCAAGAACGTGACCAAGATGACGGCTTCCTCGGCAGAGGACGTGCTGGCCCTGATCTCCTCGCAGGAGAAATCGACGGTCTACATCTATAAGTACTACTGGAACCAAAATGAGAAGCTCCAGTCGTCATGGTCGAAGTGGACCTTCCCGAGCAACGTGACGATCCTCTCCGTCGAGTTCGTCGAGAGCACCCTTTACGTCATCATGCGTCGTGGCGACGGCGTCTTCATCGAGAGCATGCCGATGAACCCCGGCGTGAAGGACGCGGATTTCAGTTTCGGCCTTCACCTCGACCGCAAGGTCACAGAGGCGAACTGCATGGTGAGCTACAACGCCACGACCGAACAGACGACGATCACGCTCCCATACACGACCTACGACGCCAGCGAGACCTACCAGATCGTGGTGCGAGCCGGTGACGCCAAGCGCAAGATCGGGGAGGTGGTTCCGTACACGCGGAGCGGTCAGAGCTTCGTCGTGAAGGGCAACCTCACAAGGTTCTACATCGGCACGATCTACACCATGCGGTACCGCTTCTCGACCTTCGTCCTGAAGGAGGAGGCGGTCGGCGGTGGCGAGATCACGGTCGGCGAGGGGCGCATCCAGCTCCGCAAGGCGGCGCTCACCTACAACGAGAGCGGCTACTTCCACGTCGAGGTGACTCCGTTCCGCCGTGACCCCTACGTCTACAAGTTCTCCGGTCGCGTCATCGGCTCGTCCAAGAATGTGATCGGTCAGGTGGCCACCGAGGCTGGACGGTTCCCGTTCCCCATCATGGCGAAGAACGATCAGGTCACCATCGATCTGATCAACGACAGCTACCTGCCTTCGGCATTCCTCAGTGCCGAATGGGAAGCCCTTTATGTCATCCGTTCCAAGAGGATCTAATGAAACTCGTTCGCCCCTCTCTCCCGAGGGACGTGACGTATCTCTCCGCGCACCTGCGAGAAGACGACCTGCGTGAGCTGCTGGCGGCTGGTTCTCCCGGCCCCCGGCAAGCCCTGCAGGATGGTCTCGATTATTCCCGCGAGTGCTTCTCTTTCGTGGATGCCGGGGATAACGCCCAGGTCATGTTTGGCGTGGTCCCCGGCGAAACCCCGGAGATCGGGTACGTCTGGCTCCTCGGCAGCGAAGCCATCAGCCAAGAACCCATCAAGTTCCTCCGCCACTGCAAGCGGTGGGTGGACAAGCTTCAATCTGATTTTCCCGTCCTGACCAACTCCGTCGATAAGCGCAACGAGCTGCACATTCAGTGGCTGCGCTGGCTCGGGTTCACCTTCCTCCGTGAAGTGCGCGGGCAGGGGCCGGGAGGTCTCCCCTTCATTGAATTTGCGAGGATACAGCATGTGTGATCCCATCTCGATGATCGGCCTCGCCATCGGTGCGGCCACGCAGGTCGTCGGGTACCAAGCAGAGGCTGCAGCGGCTGAGCAGCAGAACGTCTACTACCGGCAGAACGCAGCCAACGCGAACGCCGCAGCTCGGCAGGAGCAGTTCGATACTCAGCAGCGCATGCTGCAGGAGCAGGAAGCCGCCGCTGCCGAGAAGATCGACATCATGAAGGAGCACCGAGCAGCCAGGGCGAAAGCCGAGGTTGCAGCCGGTGAGGCTGGTGTATCGGGCGTCTCCGTCGATGCTTTGATGCGCGACATCATGGCCCAGCAGTCGAACGCCATCGACCGGGTCGATCAGCAGACCGAATGGTCGCTCAACCAGCTCAATCGCGAGATGCGGGCAATCCGCACGCGCAATCAGGACCGAATCAACGGCGTCCAGCGGTCAGCAGCCCCGTCATTCGTCAGCACCGGCCTAGCAATCGGCTCGACGGCACTCAGCTCCTTCAACGACTACAAGGTCCGCAAGAACAGAGGATATTAATCTATGGCACGTCTCCCCGGCATGAGACCGCTTGACGAACATCCCGATGATCCCACGCGCCGGAACAGTGGACGTGTTCAGACCCAGACACGGGTCAGCCGCCCGAAGCAGCTTCAGGCTGTCGCTTCGCCGGTTGACAGCTACGTTCGCCCCGAACAGGCCCCGGTCGGCTCCAACGGCTGGGAAAGTCTGGCTAAGGCGCTCGCGGGCATCCAACCCTCGATCAACCAGTTCTTCGAAATCCAGGCCCAGGAAGCGAAGGGGGGTGATGTCGACATTAACGCGGTGAATGCCTTTCTCCTCCCGCTCAGCCCTGAAGAGCGTCAGAGGGCCATCCGCGAGGGCAGGGTACCAGGTCTGAAGAGCTTGGCGGGTCGTGAGGCCGCAGCCGAGCGCATCGCCTACGATACGATGAACAGGTGGGATCAAGAGTTCTCGACCAGCTTCGACCCTGTCACCGGTAACATCGATCAGTGGGTGGCCGAGCGCGCCCAGCCGCTGCTTGAGCGGTACGGCAACGACCCGCTCTTCCGCAACGTGTTCGCGACGAAGATCGCTCCCTATGTCGACAAGCTGAAGGGTAAGGCCGGTGAGCTTCATGCGGCGGCTGAGCTGGAAGCCACGGAGGGCACCATCTTCGAGAAGTGGATGAGCAAAGCCCGTTTCGAAAAGGCCGAGGGCAAATCCCCGAACGAAATATTCTCGGGCATCTTCGGTGAGTTTCAGAAGAATCAAGAGTACAACCGGCTGGACTTCAAGACCCAGCAGCGCATGGTCCTTCAGATGGCCAATCAGTTCGCCACCGCTGGCGAGTACGATCTGGCTCGTGAAGCTCTCCTCTTTGAACGCAAGGGTGGCCCGTATAAGGGCAGCTTGATGACGGACGCTCAGTTCGGCATCCAGGCATCCCAGATCATGGACCGCATCGATACTGAGCAGCGGAAGCAGATGCTGGCCGAAGAGGCCGCGACTGCCGAGGAACAGGTCCGCTCGGACATGCTCGACAAGTTCCTGAAGGGACGCGTCAGCGAGACCAGCCCTATCATCGTTCCGACCGCCTCCGGTGGCACGAAGGAGATCAGCCCCGAGGAGCAGGAGAAGATGGCCGCAGAGACCTACCTCTCCAAGTCCGACCAGATCGCTGCTGAGCGTGGCGAGACAAAGGAGCAGCAGTTCGACCGTGAACTGGCTGTCTTCGGTTCGAACGGCACCAAGCACAACACGTGGTTCCAGATCATCAACGCCGGTTTCCAGGCGTCTTCGATTGCCAACCTCGCGGCCACGGGCGAACTGCCCCCGGCGCTCGATGAGGGCTACGAGATGTATCTGAAGCTGCACGGTAAGAACGCTGCCTACCTCGCGAAGCACACCGAGGCGAAGGCCGCGGATTTCTACGAGATGGTCCGCGTGGCTCAGCAGGACATGGGTCTGCCGAAGGAAGCTGCCATGCGGAACGCTGCGGCCTACCTCGCTCCCGGCTCCCAGGAGCGCCAGAGCAACCGCAGGATTGAGCGGGAGAAGCTCCAGAATACCGTCGCCGATGCCATTTCCGGTATCGACACCGGCTGGCGCTGGTGGAACCCCGCGACCTGGGGCAACGCCGCTCCTGTCAACGAGCAGTACGTCAAGGAAGAAATCGCCCGCTATGCCCAGATTTACATGGGCGATGGCCAAGGTCTCAGCGAGGACAAGGCCCTTGAAGCGGCTCAGACGCGGTTCCTGAAGAACCACATCATCATTAACGGCGAAGCCATTAAGCGCGACCCGCGTATGCCCGAGTTCTTCCAAGAGGCTGTGCAGCAGTACATCCATGACTTTGCCGAGCGCAACAAGGCGGCGCTGGAAGCTGCTGGCATCGAGGAGAGCGATCTGACCATCAAGCAGATCGGGAGCACGCAGGGCGTTTGGTACATCTACAACCGCAGCTCCAACGAGTACCTCCCGGCCCGGACCTTCCCTGGACAAGAGATCACCTACCTTAGTCTTGCGGATATGAAGCGCCGCGAACGCGAGGCCGCTGAGCAGGAGGTGACCAAGAACCACCAGAACAATCGATAGGAGACGTGAATGGCCGACATCCAGGCTATCATCACCAACGCCGCGAGACGTTACGGCGAAGACCCCGATACGGCCATCCGAATTGCCTACCTGGAGAGCAAGCTCGATCCAAACGCCAAAAACCCCAATTCCAGCGCTTCGGGCCTGTTCCAGTTCCTGTCCTCGACCTGGGGCCAGTACGGCAACGGACGCTCGCCGTTCGATGTCGAGGCCGCTGCTGACGCTGGCGTTCGTCTCATCCGCGATAACCGCACCATCCTTCGCCGTGGACTTGGTCGTGAGCCGACCGCCGGTGAGATCTACATGGCGCACCAGCAGGGCGCGGGCGGTGCTCTGAGGTTCCTGAAGAACCCCAACACCCCGGCGCACCAGATCGTCGGCAGCGAGGCTATCGCCCTCAATCTCCCGGCAGACCGGAAAGGCGAGGCGATGACCATCACGGCTGGCGACTTCGCGCAGCTCTGGGCGCAGAAACTCGGCGATACCTCGGTCACCCCGAAGCTCTATTCGGGGGGTGAGGTGACTGGCTCGGTCGATATGGCGAGTTCCTTTCGTGCCCACGACGGAATCGACCCGACCAAGACAGCGGTGACGCTCAGTGAGGTGGACACTAATCGCAGCATCGACAGCGTGACGGAGCGCATCGAGCAGACGAAGGCTGAAGAGGAGGCCGAGGAGGATGCTCCCGGCATCATCGAAGGGGCCAAGCTCGCGCTCCAGAACGAGTGGTCGATCCTCGCCCCGATGCGCGCGCTGGGCAACTTCACGCCCGACACGACCTATTTCATGGACGAAGCAGAGATCAAGCGTGTCGGGGAGGGCATCCCGACCGAGCTTCTTTCGGAGTTCGAGGATGCCGTCTCCGCTGAACACGCCGATGCCATCCGTGCCCGCATCCTGCGGCAGCTTGAGGTGAACGATAAGCTCACCAAGATGGGAGGTACCGGCGTTGCCCTGCAGATCGCTGCTGCCATGACCGACCCCGGTGCCTGGGCGGCGACCGCAGCCATCTCTGCGGCGACCGGAGGCCTCGGTGCCCCGGCAGCTCTGGCGGCTCGGTTCGGGCGAGTCGGTAAGATCGCCCTCGGTGCGCTGGAGGGTGCAGCCGGTAACGTGGCCGTGGACAGTGCCCTTCACGCCGTTGACCCGACCAAGACCAAGGCTGACCTGATGTATTCCATCGGGACCGGCATCGTCATGGGTGGCATCTTCAACGGCTACCGCAACCCGACGCGGGCGCTCGCCGAGGAGAACGAGGTGATCGAGAACGTCGGTCACGCCATGACGCAGGAAGCCAAGGCCATCTACGGTGTTAAGTCAGTCGGCGCCGCCCAGACCAACTACGTCGAGCCGATGTATCGGTCGGACGCAGCCGCCCAGCATGCGGCCTGGAAGGAACTCGACAAGGAGTACGAGACGTTCTGGGGCAAGGTTCGCTTCGATCTCGCCGCACAGTTCGGTAAGTCCGCCAACCCGTTCACCCGTGGCATCGGAAAGTACCTCGTCGAGGACGCAGCCGGTAACGCCCTGAAGGACCGAGCGAGCGTGATCGCTGCCTCCGAAATCCAGCGTCGTCTCCAGCGGTCAGCCAACTATGCCTGGGCGAAGACCTTCAACGCGCAGTGGCAGGCCTACCGTAAGGCCAACAAGATCAGCGTCTGGAACGCGGTCGAGGAACAGAACAAGTTTTCCGATATGATCACCGCGTGGCAGCGGGCTGACACCCTGGCGGCGAAGCAAGCGTTCCCGAAGGAGGTCCAGGCTGCGGGCGCTCAGTTCAACACCTTGATGAGCGACTGGTGGAAACAGGCAAGCGACCTGGGCATCACTCGCACCGAGATGGGCGTCGAGAACTATGTCCCGCGCATCACCAACCGCGAGGCCGCAATCGACCTTATCAACACTTTTGGCTACGGCAAGAACTCCGCTGGCGAATATGTCGGCGTCTCCCGGCTGTTCATCGAAGCGATCAAGAAGAACCAGCCCAACATCAAGCCCGAGCTCGCCGAGAAGATGGGCCATGCCATCGCCGACCGGATGTACAAGCTTGGCCACGGCCAGGAGCTTGGCGCGTCCCGTGCGCTGGCTGGCGAAGACCTCGACGATTTCCGCAAGCTGCTGCTCGATGCCCGCTTCGACGGTGGCAGCATGATGTCGGAGGCCGAGGTTGACGAAATCATCGAGAACCTGAAGGGCACCAAGTCCCAGTCCGACAAGGAAGCGGGTGGCAGCTCCAGGCTGAAGCACCGCGTCCTCATGGACGAGAACTTCTCCATGACCCTCTCCGACGAGTGGGGCACGACCGTGCGCGAGGTGAAGATCGCCGATTTCTACGTCAACAACGCCAACCTGCTGATGCACCTCTATAACCGGAACATGTCCGGTCAGATCGCGCTCGCGGGCGTGAAGATTCCTGACCCGACCAATCCCGACAAATTGCTGGTGGACGGCATCCGCTCTTCCGCCGACATGGACGTGCTGATCGAGAAGATGAAGGGCGTGGCCTCGGAGGAGGGCAAGCGGGGCAACAAACGGCTCGATACGGCCGCTGACGAGAAGAACCTCAGGTTCGCCTACGACGCCATCATGGGCATCCCGCGTTGGGACGAGAACAACAATCTCGGGCGTTTCATGCGTCTCCTGCGCGACTTCAACTTCACCCGCCTGATGGGGCAGGTTGGCTTCTCACAGATACCGGAGGCGGTTCGCATCCCCTCGCAGATGGGCTTCAAGACCGCATACATGGCACTTCCTGAGTTCCGTCGCCTGATCAACATGGCACGGAGCGGGAAGTTCGTTGATGAGCTGCAGGATGACATCGACGATCTCGTTGCGCCGGGAAGTGACTTCCACATCGGTGCCGCGTACATCCCGACCGACGCCTTCGGTATTCCCCAGGCACTCGCCAGCGGAAGCGCCACGCCTCTCGGCAAGGCGATGGACTGGCTCGAGCCGAGGCTCCATGCGGCCAACCGAGCGGTGGCTTTGGGGTCGGGCATGGCCCCGATCAATACCGCTCTCCAGCGGTGGGCTGCTCGCGCCTTCGCTCAGAAGTTCGGGCAGATCGCTAAGGGTACCAAGGCCGGTCGTCTGACGCCGAACCGGATGAAGCTGCTCGGCCTGACCGACGAGAAGATCGCCCTGATCAAGAAGGCCTACAACGACCACGCGGTCTTTGACGGCAAGCGGGTGACGAAGCTCAATGTGGCCGATTGGCCGACCGATGCCCGCAAGGCCTACACCGACGCATTCAACCGTTCAGTGCGCAATATGATCCTTGAGAACGATGTCGGCCAGTTCGCCAAGTGGATGAACAGCCCTGTCGGCAAGGTGCTGTTGCAGTTCCGCTCGTTCGCGGTCGGTGCCTGGACGCGCGGCCTCCTGCAGGGAATCAACCAGCGGGACTGGGCTGCGGGTATTCAGGTCACGCTGGCCTCGATCACAGGCGCTCTGGTCTACTGGGGCCAGACGCACATGCAGCTCGTCGGTGACCCCGACCGGGATCGTAAGATCAAGGAGCGGCTATCGTGGAAGAATCTCGGCATCGCGGGCATCATGCGCTCGTCGGAAAGCTCCCTGCTGCCGATGTTGCTCGACACCGGGGCCTACTTAACGACTGGCGAGACCGCGCTCGATTACCGCTCCAGCGGCCTGACGGGTGTGCTCTTCGCCAACCCAACGTTCGATCTGCTCGACAAAGCCGCGAAGGCCACCTCGGGCGCGATTACGGGCGCATTTGGTGACGACTACTCCCGGCCCGACGCGAAGGCCGCAATGGACATCATACCGTTCCAGCGGCTGCTACCCCTCCAGTGGTTCTTCAACTGGGCCACGCAAGGCCTCCCGAGAAGGGAGATGCGTGACTAATCCTATCCACCTGTGAATACTCGAGGCCCTCGGAAATGTACTTTCCGGGGGTCTCTTTTTTACATGAAAGAGAGACTTCATGGCTCTGGCGTATGCACAGTACCCTGGAAACGGGACCACGACCGTCTTCAACGTGACGTTCCCATATCTCCACAAAGACCACGTTCAGGTGAAGGTGAACGGTAACCTCGTCGCGTTCACTTGGAACTCCGCGACCCAGGTCAAGCTCACGACTGCGCCTCCCTCTGGCAGCATCGTCGATGTTCGGCGTGTGACCCCTCGCGATAAACTTCTGGTGGACTTCCTTGATGGCTCCACGCTGGTTGAGAGCGATCTCGATCTGTCGGCCATTCAGGTCTTCTACCTCGCCCAGGAAGCGTTCGATCTGGGTGAAGCCTCGCTCGGCGTAACCGATGATGGCTCTTTCTCGGCGCTGAATCGGCGCATCTCGAACATCCTTGATCCCGTCAATGACATGGATGCGGTGAACAAGCGGTGGGCCGAGACCGGTATGACCTCGCAGCTGAACATCGCCACGCAGAAGGCGAACGAGGCCTCGGCATCCGCGTCCAACGCTCTGTCGTCGAAGAACGCAGCGGCGACCTCGGCAACGAATGCGGCGAACTCAGCCAGCACGGCAACCACGAAGGCCTCGGAAGCAGCTACGTCCGCAACCAACGCGGCCAACTCTGCAAGCTCGGCACTCTCGTCGAAGAACGCTGCGGCCACCTCCGCGACCAACGCGGCGAACTCGGCTGCGGATGCTGCGGCCTCTGCTGCGGCTGCTGCCCAGTCCGCCCAGGACGCTGCCTTGTTCGACCCGTCGAGCTACTACACAAAGACGGAGACCTATTCGAAGACCCAGATCGACGCGACGTTCGCCACGAAGACCACCGTCAGCGCGAAGCTCGATGCCTCTGCCTACACAGCCTCTGACGTGCTCACGAAGCTCAAAACTGTTGACGGCAACGGCTCGGGGCTGGACGGCGATACCCTTCGTGGAGCGGCCCCCGCGACAGCGTCTACCGGCAACACCATCGCTCAGCGAGATAGCAACGGCGACATCAACGCCCGCCTGTTCCGCTCGGAATACGATACGACGAATAGCAACATCGGCTACATCGTGACGCAGGTGAACACCGGAACGGACAACTACATGCGCCCGTCCACGCTCGCGCAGGTAGCTGCGACCCTCGGCCCGATCATGACGGCTGACAAGGTCGAGACCAACGTCTCTGGCGAGTTCACGCCGACGCTCGCTGGTCTGATCACCTGGGCGCACGGCCTCGGCGTCAAGCCGTCGATGATCGACCTGTACATGATCTGCAAGGTCGCCGAGCACGGCTACGCGGTGAATGACGAGATTGGCCCGCTTAGCAACTACCCGACCTATGCCGATCGGTGGGTTGGTTACATCGCCTGGGCCGATGCGACGAACGTCTACGTCCGCGTCCAGAACGGGAACAGCGGCAACTACCTGTTCCCCGCCATCCTCAATCAGGACACCGGTAACGCCCTCTACGCGACGTTGGCGAACTGGCGCATGAAGATCAAGGTGAGAAAGTAAATGGAAAAGTTCTTCGTAGACGGGGAGGGCAGGTTTCTCGGCACCTTCATGGGGACCGAACCTGAGGGCGGCATTCAAGTGCCGTCCGCTCCCCTTCACGCCTCTCAGAGGTGGGTGAATGGTGCCTGGACCGCTCCCCCGAAATTCTTCCCGACGCTGACCTCCCGGCAGTTCTGGCTGGCAGCAGCGAACATCGGGATCACCAAGACATCCGTCTCGGCCACCATCGACACGCTCGCACTCTCCGACATCGAGAAAGAGCTGATGAAGATCGAGATGATGGAATCGACCTCGTTCGAGCGAGATCATCCTGACATCGCGTCCCTCGCGGTTGCTCTCGGCATCCCGCCCGAGCAGCTCGATGATCTCTGGCTTTGGGGCGCTAGTCTCTGATGGAACAGGTCAACGCATCGGACACGCTTCTGATGCTTGGCCGGTTGGAGGGGAAGGTTGATACGTTGATCAATCTCTCCTCCGCGCAGAGCCAGCGCATCGACGCGCTCGAACAACGGACATCGAAGGTCGAGGTGGACATCGCCTCGATGCGGTCGTCGAAATCGACCAACCAGTCCGTCTTCACCAACATCATGGCGGTGCTCGCGATCATTGTCGCGGCTATCACCGCATATGTGAGCTACAAACCATGAGCAACAAGACTGATGAACTCCTCTCGCTCCTCCACGGCGAGATGGCGAAGGTGCTGCTCGAAAAGGTCCGTAGTGGTGAGGTGACTGCCGCAGAGCTGAACGTGGCTCGCCAGTTCCTCAAGGATAACGGCATCGACGCAATCCCCAAGGAAGGCTCTCCGCTGGGTAATCTGGCTGATGAGCTTCCCTTCACCTCCGCAGAGGAGCCGAACCTCTACAATTAAAACCGTCAAAACGGCGTGTGGACTGACTCAGGAGCGGCGTCAGAGACCTGGCTGGTACTACCCTAGCCGGAAGATCTGACGCCTCTCCATGAATCGCTATGGCCGTTTCTATGCATATGTGGATAGATGACCACCAAGCAACTCCGTTCAGGTACTCATCTCCAAACGAGTGACCCCCTCAAGGCGGATTTCAGGAACTTCCTCTATGTCGTCTGGAAGCATCTGAATCTCCCCGACCCGACCCCCGTCCAGTATGACGTTGCGCAGTACCTTCAGCACGGCCCGAAGCGCTGCGTGATCGAGGCCTTCCGAGGCGTGGGCAAGTCCTACGTCACCTCGGCCTTCGTCGTCTGGCTTCTCTACTGCAACCCGCAGCTCAACATCCTCGTCGTCTCCGCGTCCAAGGACCGCGCCGACCAGTTCTCCTCGTTTACCAAGCGCTTGATCGCTGAGATGCCGCTCCTGGCTCATCTGCGTCCCCGCCCAGGGCAGCGTGACTCGATGGTCGCATTCGACGTTGGTCCTGCCACGAACTCGCACTCTCCATCCGTCAAATCGGTCGGCATCACCGGCCAGCTCGCCGGTTCCCGTGCAGACGTGATCATCGCCGACGACGTGGAAGTCCCGAATAACTCCATGACGCAACTCCAGCGCGATCAGCTCTCCGAGCGCGTGAAGGAGTTCGACGCTATCCTCAAGCCGCTGCCGTCGAGCCGCATCATCTACCTGGGCACGCCCCAGACCGAGATGAGCCTCTATAACCGACTGCCCGAGCGCGGCTACGAAATCCGAATCTGGCCCGCCCGCGTCCCGAACGATGCGGAGCGCTACCAGGGCCGACTGGCTCCTTACGTGGGCCGGTTGATGGACAATGGTGCCAAGGCCCGAGACCCCGTCGATCCCGCTCGCTTCGGCGAGATGGACCTGATCGAGCGCGAAGCCTCCTATGGCCGCTCCGGTTTCGCCTTGCAGTTCATGCTCGATACCTCGCTGAGCGACCAAGACAAATACCCGCTCAAGCTCTCGGACCTTCTGGTCACCACCCTCGATCCCCGCATGGGACCGGCCAAGATCGTCTGGACGAACGACCCCGAGAGGGTGATCTCCGATCTCCCGACCGTGGGCCTTCAGAACGACCGGCTGTACCGCCCGATGTGGGTCGCAGGGGAAATGGCAGAGTACACCGGCTGTGTCATGGCTATCGACCCTTCGGGCCGTGGTGGGGACGAGACGGCTTATGCCATCGTCAAGATACTGCACGGCAACCTCTTCCTCGTCGCCTCCGGTGGCTTCAGGGAGGGCTACTCCGAGAACACCCTCAAATCGCTGGCCATGCTCGGCAAGACGCACGGTGTGAACCGCGTGATCGTCGAGGCGAACTTTGGCGACGGCATGTTCGTGCAGCTCTTGAAGCCGGTCTTCACCCGCGTCCATCCGGTGACCATCGAAGAGGTCAAGCACTCCACCCAGAAGGAGCGCCGAATCTGCGACACGCTCGAACCTGTCCTGAACCAGCACCGCCTGATCGTGGACGCCTCGGTTTTCAAGAAGGACTTCGAATCTGAGCCGCAGCGCCAGCTCTTCTACCAGCTTACCCGCATCACCCGCGACAAGGGCGCTCTGGTCCACGACGACCGTCTGGACGCTCTGACCATCGCTGTCGGCTATTGGGTCGAGCAGATGGCCCGAGACACCGAGAAGGCTGCGGAAGACCACAAGGCAGAGCTTCTGAGACGAGAGCTGGAGAACTTCCACCAAACCGTCTTCGGTATCGGGGGAGACCAGGGCAGCAACGACCTGAGGTGGTTCTCCATCGGGTAGGAAGACCAACCAGAGATTACCCCTGATATATGGAGAGAGACTAAAGGGGGAGGAGGGGGGAACTGAGAATACGCTCTCCCCTCCGACTTCTCTTTAGGCTGTTGATGAGAATGATATTGATGAGTAAAACCAATAGTTACCAATCGGCCACCTAGCGGTGTCCTCTTGGTAACCTAAATGGCAATCAGCATCTCACTGGCTACCATGTTCGTCGTCAAATATCAGAAGCACATCTTCATCGCGATCATCGTCATCGGCCTAGCTCACGGGTTCCTAACCTCCCTGTCCTAGCCAGTCCTCCCGCTTCTTGATCCTGTGCCTGGGCTTCTTCCCCTTTGCGACCACCTCCACCAGCGATGCGCTGACTCTGATGGGGTAGTCGCAGCCCTGGACATGTATCCTTGGGGTGAAGTCATCGTCGATCCAGACGATCTCCCCGTGGAGGATCACTTCGTCACCGATCTCAAGCTCGCTCTTCTTGGGCATCCTGAACCTCCCAGCCCTCGTGCACCGGAAGAGTAAACGCGGAAGGGGCGGAATGTTGCCCAGTAACGTTTCTTTGATTGTTTCCGCTGATGCTCGCAATTTATCCGTTTATAAGGGGAGGGTGCACGCTATGGCTCAGCCAAGTTACGGTCGTTTGGATGTCGTTTTCGTGATGCGGGCGGTGCTGATGGCTTGGTGTTCTCGGCACGGATGTCGTCCCAACAGCCTGGAAGCCAAGGCCGCAGCCCTCAAGATACTCGACCTCATGCAGGATCGGCGCCTGACCCGGAAAGACCTTCTTGCCTTGCTCGACCAGAACCCCCCATCGCACTAGCCGGAATGTTTGCTGCAAAAATTTCTGACTACAGATCAGATATGAAGAACCGCGACTTCCCCCCGGTGCCCCCTCTATTTCACGCTTTCGTCGGTCTTCCAGTGCCAGTCGTGACACATGGTCGTGACACATGACCGTCTAAGTGATTGATTTACCTTTACACTGCAGCAGATGATTGATCTAGCGTGGGCCACATGAAAGCGCGAAGATCGCGGGACCGATTGTGATTTCGTTTATGTTTCGGTCTTCGCCTTTCATGGGGTGATAATGCTTTTTCGAGTTGTTATATGTGGCAGTCACAACCGCAGTAGAGGGTACTTATGCGTCATGGTTTGGTGAGAAGCTGGGTTCGCCGGGCCGCAGTGAAGTGGGCAATACGCATCGCGTTAAAGAAGCCGCCGCCGAAGGGACCATTCTCGCTCTCCGGAGAAGCGGCGAGAAAAAATGACTATTACGGCGCTTACCTGGAACACAAGACCGGCTCTATGTTCGCCGTGAGAGAGATGAAACCGGAGGGCGTCTCCGGTGTTGGAGTATCGAAAAAAAGGGGTGGCACAGAAGCGAGCATTCCATTCAGGTATTTTGATCAATATTCATTTAGGTTTAGACACTGGTATAAAGACTACGATTACTTTTTCTTACCTGCGCATTCGTTTATATTACGTCATTACACCAAGTATGCGTTTTTTAACCGCCACATCAACGAGACATGTCAGTATTTTTACAATAAGAGGAGTTTTGCTCGAGAGGACAGAACCACAGTTCTTAAGATAATTCTGGAGAATACAATCAAGGATCACAAGTACGAGACTTCGGCGACTGGCATCATGTCTGCTATGTACGGGCTCCGGTGGTCGCTTCACCCGAAAGCAGATGATCTCTCCTCATATTATCGCTACGTGCTGAGCTCCCTAGTGATCTCCGGCGATTTGGTGCAGGGTAAGAACACTATCGCATACCGGCTGGCCCCTAAGGCGATCGCAACTCTGGACAAGGAAGAGCAAGAGACCACTCGGCACAACGAAAATACAAGAATCCAAAGGAGTATGGTGCTCTTAACGATCGTACTGGCGGTGGCCGCAATTCTTCAGGTTTGGCCTGTCATATTTCCCACGCCAAAAAAGGCCGACGATGTGCCAAGGGGATTGGTCTATCCGCTCGACCCTCCGCCATTCCCGAAAGAGTAGCCCTCAGCGACCGACTAAAAGGCCCCCGCATTGCGCTAGATGAGGTCGGAGGTCGCCTCGCTATGTTAATACGCCACCCTTGAATGGGGCACCCTATTGCCGCAAGGCTGGCTCAAGCAGCGCACGCGTACATACCCCTAAATTCTAAGTGGTAGTGCTATGAGATTCGTTTTTGAAGTGGTCGATGAGAGCGGTGCACTCCGCTCTTACATTGCCCAGCCCTTGCGACGCGAAGCAGACGATTTGGTGGTGCTATATCGCGGGCATCAACTGAGCTTCGCAATATCCCGCATACGTGATTGGTGTGCGGTAGATGCTCCCATACATGGCTACCAAATCGATTGGTGATTCAGCCAGCGGAAAATTTATCGAATCAAAATCAACCGCTTAGCAGATCGATGATGTTTTTCGTTACTATCCACTTGTGCATAGCAAATCGATATGACACAAAGGATGCACAAACAGCAACGACGCAAGAAGGCGCTGCGTTCTTTGACAATCGAATAGACCAGCGGAGGGCTTTGTAATCCGCATGCCTATCCCACGTGGATAGCATTAAGGGCAGGGGGCTGGGATCACCAGCTGTCGCGAGTCGAGCTGTCCTTAGTCCTATCCACCTGTGCATAGAAAAGGGCATTCGACATGTTCAAAGGTTCTCTCATCCGCTCCGGCAACAATGCCAAGACGGTCAAAGGTGATGGCGAGTATGAGACCGCCATCATGTACCTCGCGCCGTTCAATCTGGCTGGCGGTAACGTCTGCCCGATGGCTGAAACGGCTGGATGCGTCCAAGGATGCCTGAACACTGCGGGCAGGGGCGCTTACAACAACGTCCAGCTCGCTCGCATCAACAAGACCAAGCGTTATCTGGCCAATCGGACTGCATTCATGACCGATCTCGCTGCAGATATTGCTGCATTCGTTCGGTACTGTGAGCGCAAGGGCGTTCGTCCTGCAGTCCGACTTAACGGCACCAGCGACATTCAATTCGAGGTCGCGCATCCTGTGAATGGCTTCAAGTCGATCTTCGAAGCGTTCCCGATGGTGCAGTTCTACGATTACACGAAAATCTACAAGCGTGTGTATCGTGAGCTTCCCACCAACTACTCGTTGGTTCTGTCCTATTCGGAAGCGAACAAGGCCTATGCCGATGCGGTCACCACGGCTGCAAAAGAGACCGGCGCTAACATGGCTGTCGTCTACCGGACCAAGGAGCTTCGCGACTATTTCGTCGACAAGCTGGCGCAGTACGGGGAAACCTGCCGCGATGTGATCGACGGTGACGAAACCGATCTGCGCTTCCTCGACCCTAAGGGCGTGATCGTTGGGCTTTATGCGAAGGGCAGGGCCAAGACTGACCGCTCGGGCTTTGTGTTGGGCTGAATTATCCACATGTGCATAGTAACTGTCTATTTCCTCGGGCCGAGTGGACCTGTTCCGCTATGCCCGTGGTAGAAAGCAGGGGAGGAAAAGAGCTCGAACTCCGCTTCTAGCCGCGTGGCCAGCCGCTTTGAGATGCTCCGCTTCATCGCGTCTCTCGGCGTTGCGTCGATGCCGACAAGCACCACGAAATCCTCGATAGGGATTTCCCAGATAGCCCCGGCCAAGAACTCCTCGACGGTAGCATCTTGCACCGTCTCACCCTGTTGTCGGAAGCTGATTTCCCGCCGCATCGAATTGATGATGTCGCGGGCGAATAGCGTGGCGCAATGAGGATCACGCTTTCGTCGCTGCCCTTTCCCGGCGAGGCCGTTGAGCACGGGGCGACCGACCATCGCGAAACGGATGAAAATCGCACCCTCGATGTCATATCTGGCGTCCATACTTGGCAAGTAGCAGCGCGACAGACTGCGGGCAATGCCGAGTCACGCTCTCAATCATCCACATGTGCATAGCAAATGCCGAAACCGGCTCAGGAGGGGCCGGTCGTGCGGGCTGACATCCCGCGCCTGATGATGGCTGTCAAATCGAAAGGAACAGACATGGAGTTCCAGTACTTTGAAGTTCGTCCTGTGATCGAGATCGACGGGGCATGCGTGAGCTATCGCACCTATGAGGACTTCGAGGCTGACCGTGATGACTGGAAGGAACAAGGTCGCCAGTTTGAGACATTCTGGACGCTCTACGGGGTCGCGGGGTCTTACGTCAGGGCCATTGGCGATTTCACTGATCAGGCCACCGCGCTCCAGATCATGAACGCCATTCTCGCTCCGATGGCCCACGCTAGGGACATTCTCGACGCGGGGAGTGCACCATCCAGCGACCGCGAGACCCTCGTCGAGCGCTCCCGCGAGGCCTCTGCCGTGCTTGAAGACTTCATCATGCAGTGCAGCAACGAGGACCGCGTATGAGCACCTATCAGGTCAGCCGCAAGGCCAAGGGCGCTTGGCAGATCACTCACCTACAGCCGCGATGGATCAACCCGCTGCCGAACACCTATCCGACAAAGGCCGCTGCTGTGACAGTCGCAAGGTTGCTCGCTGGCTGGGCCGGGAAAGTCACTATCGCATCCACCTGAAGAGGCCAGGAGGCCGAAACCTAGAGGGTCAAACACGGCCCTCGATGGTCGTGGATTTATCCACATGATTCACAACCAAGGAGGTGAAGAAGACGACTTGAAATTTGAAATCCACTACCGGGATGTTGCTCACTTGCAACATGGCGTGATATCCAAACCAAGGATAGGCCGACCCAAAAAGGGCCGATCTTGAGAACCGGTTGGTTTGTTGTCACTTTTACAACCTGTTTTAGTACTGCGTGAGGCCTAAGGGGGGATGGCCTGCCAAATTTATCCCTCTAAACGTTTGCTGGGGTTGCAAAAAATGAAAACTGTCTTCCTCGACCTGCTTGCCATTTCCATGTTCATCGAGTATCCCGCTGCAACGTTCGGGAGACGGTTTTTAGACCTCTGTTTTCACCCTAGAGACCTCGAACTGTGGCTGGGGAATGTTCACGTTACGGTCTCACTTGAGGTATTTCGCAATCGGCGTTATAAACCACTTGTGACTACATCTGATGACGCAGAATACATTTACCGGTCGGGGGACAATGACAATGCCTTTCAACACAAACCTCTCGAAGCTCCTTCAGGTGATCAGCACGCTGCGTAAAGGCGGCGAGCAGATGCCCATCCAGATGGCCCATGTTTTTCTGGTCGTCATGGCTCGCCCGGGCATCACAATGGCCCAGCTCGCGGAGGAGGTGGGCCTGTCGCAGTCCTCTTGCTCGCGCAACGTCGCGGCGCTCGGTGAGTGGCACCGCCTAGGAAAGCCGGGATATGGCCTTATCGAGGCCACGAACGATCCGAACGAGGGGCGTCGGCTGATCATGTTCCTCAGCCCGAAGGGAAGGCAACTCGCCCGCCAACTCATCGTAGCTATCGACCCCAACGCCGTGGTCGAGGACTTCCGCTTCCCGAGCGCGAAGGAATACCTGAACGGCGTTTACCAGCGTTCTCTTGCGGAAAAATCGGCGGCGAAGAGGGCCTGATGAAGACGCAGAAGCTCTTTCTCGGCCTGTCCGCCGCAACATGGAGGGAGCGCTTTGTCCAAGCTGGCTGGCCACCTGGGGCCGCCGTCTACATGGCCCTGTGGTTGACAACCGGGGCCAACCAACCGCCACCTGAGTGGTCGGAAATCACCAAAAAGTAACACGTGGAAAATGGTGCCCAGTGAGGGACTTGAACCCCCATGCCTTTCGGCGCGGGTACCTAAAACCCGTGTGTCTACCGTTTCACCAACTGGGCAGAAGGAGAAGCTGTATGCCTATTAAACAGCGAGGAACATCTTGGCAAGCCTCTGTTTCCTACAAGGGACAGAGGCTTCGTAAGGACTTCCCGAACCGGCGGGATGCAGAGATATGGGAGGCTGAGACCAAGGCCGCTCTTCTCTCGGGCAGGTACGAACTCAATGCCACGGCCAAGAAGGTCGAGGAGAAGATGACCCTGCAGGAGCTGCGCGATCTCGTCGCTGAGACGCGCTGGAAGGGCACCAAGGGAGAAAAGACAGCGCTCATCAACTCTCAGCATGTTGTCGACATCCTCGGCCCCATGCGGGACGTTCGGTCGCTCTGCTATGCCGACACGCTGACGATCAAGACCACGGTCGCCGGTTGGAAGCGGTCGGATGCCACGATCAACCGCAAGCTTGCCACGCTCTCTGTCATGGCGAAGGAAGCGTTCAAGCTTGGCAAACTCGACAAGTTGTTCGACATGGGCCTGATCAAGGAGCGCGAGACCCGCGTCAGGTTCTATGAGGACGACGAGATCGAGGCCATGTTGAAGTGGTGCGAAGAGTTCGCCGAGGATGAGCTGCGCGACTACATCATCATTTCGCTCGACACCGGCTTCCGGCAGAGCGAAGTGCTGAGGATCACCAAGCGTGACGCCGGAATGGCTGACCTCTGGACCTACGACACAAAGGCGGGACCGAACCGCGACGTGCCGCTCACGGCCAGGGCGAAGGAAGTTCTGGAGCGTAGGGCAAAGCCGCTCAATGATCCCGACGCGAAGCTCTTTAAGAAGAAGCCCGCGTGGTATCGTGAGCACTGGCGGAAGATGCAGTCGGCCCTCGGCATGACGGACGACCATAACTACGTGCCTCACGTGCTGCGTCACACGTTCGCGACGAACATCCTCCTGCACACCGACATTCGCACGGCACAGGAGCTGCTCGGTCACAAGCGCATCGAAACGACGCAGCGGTATGCCCACACGTCCGCTGAGCGCAAGCGCCTTGCAATCAACAAGCTTGCAGGGTATCAGGGCACCGAAATGCCCACGTGACACATGGCACATTGTGCCAAAATCGCGTGCCACAGTGGGGAGTATAGTACTTTGCAGGGGTGGTAAGGCTTTGATTTTGTTGGGTTTTCCGGAATAGTAAAACCCCGAAGTCAGATTTAGGTTCTGGTGCCGCAAGGCGTGGGAGTTCAAGTCTCTCTACCCGCACCAGGACGATATAGCAGTCACGCGTCGGTATTCGGCGCTGGGAGGGCCGGCAAGGCGCCATTTTGCTTGCA